ACCGTGATGGTATAGTTGAAAGCTCATCGAGCAGAAGCGCATTGAAAAACACAACCACGAGATATGACACGATCATTGACATTTCGACAAATGCAACAACTGGAATCGAAAGCGTGACCACTCAAACTGACAAGGTGACAGTGGCTATACATATAGGTGATTCGGCAACCAAGACATTGAAGGTTGCAGGAATAATTCTGAATGATTCTGGTTTCTGGCGACTGGGGTTGAAGTAATGCCGTTTAAAGTCCAAGCCAAGACGAAAAGCGCAAAAGAAATTGCTCGGGCATTTGGCTTTGCTCCAAAGACGTTCTTTGCCGTTTTGCGTGCGTGGCTACTGGATGAGCGAGCGGCTTCGCTTGGTGGCTGGGACTCCAAAGGCAGAAACCGGAAGGGCGGATTCAGACGGATCCTGAGCAGGAAGAAGCTGAAGAAGGGCCATACGAACAGAGGCGATTCAACGTGGGCTAGTCAGGTTGCCGGACTGTTCAAGGGATATGTCAAGGGCGGGAAGCGGCTTGATGGGATGGCGCTTCACATGGGTGTTGGTTTAGGTGGCACCACAAACCAGATGCAACGAGCCATAATATTCCTGAAGCATGGTGGAACAATTACCAGCTCAAAAGGGATGATGGTTCCTCACTACAGGAATCTTGCAAAGATCAATTTTCACGGGCCGTGGTTTGGTGGCAATGCGAAATCCGGTCTGACTTCAAAGGCATTTCGGAGCGTTTCAAGCCGAATCCCGATGGCAGTCATGAGAAAAGGAAACGAGACATACTACTTTGATGCAAGGTCTAAAAAGAAACGCGGGAACGGCTTCAAGAGATCGGGACTGTTGTTTTCCAAGATCAACAGCATTCGGGTCAGCGCACAGTTGACCGGACGATATGACTATGAAGCACGATTCAACAGGTCGAAGCCTGCCATCATCCGGCGAGGGAAGACGGCAGTTGAAAGAGCTACAAAACAGGTTCAGAGAAAAGCACAGAAAGGAAACATTTCGTTCTGATGGCTGATTCCGTTGCATTTGTAATCGTCAACAATATCAAAGATGCTTTGCATGCAGAGCAGATTATGGAAGAGACTGCAACGGCAGAGCTTGAGAGGTTGTCACCTGTTGAGATCAATGACAGATATCCGTTCTGTGTTGTCGTTGGCCCTGAAGCTGAAATTGAAGCACAGACACCTCGACTGGATCAAACAAGATTTTCAATTGGAGTCCAGTGCTTTGTTGAGGTCAATGATGATAGTCAAGATGTAGATACAGAGATTGCATATCTCACAAGAAATGTTGCTTCAGATATAATCAAGCTCGTGAGAGCAAATCCACAGAGAAAAGTGGGTGCGGTAACATATGCTCAGAATACAAAAACAACTGGATATGGGCATGCGTTTGAGGAAGTCGATGGCATAATGGAATTCTACGTTTGGGTGTCATTTGAAGTCGTGTCGCGTGTTGACTCTGATGATCCTACACTTCTAGCATAGGGGAATATCATGGAAGAAGGACTGAAGCTATTTCTATTTAAGATTCAAGGCACAGAGGGCACGCCGGAAACAGGTTTATCATCTTCAGATTTCATGGAGCTGAACAAGGATTCCAAGACTGCTCCTGATATCACATTCACTGAGATCAACACTGTTTGTGGTGCATTCGATCAGCAAGCGGCAGTGCGCGGCAGGACAAAGGCTGCTTCAACCCTCGCTTGTCCTATTCGCCCGATGGGTGATCCTGATTCAGGCATCACTCCTGATGCTGCAAAGCTCCTTCAGATATGCCGTTTTGCTCTCACAGAAAACAATGGTGATTTCATTCTGACACCATCAAGCACAGTCACAACTGATGCGACTGTCTGGGAATATTCAGGAGATTTGACGGCTTCTGGTTGCAAGTTGATGAAAGCAGAGAACCTGAAGGGTGATTTCAAAATATCACTTGACTTCGGCAATGAGGTAATGGCAACTCTTGAGGTCACGGCTGTTGGCCGTTATAACGGGCCACAAGCGGACGCAACTCAGCCTGCAATATCCAAGAACCGGACAGCGGTTCCGGGGCTTACTGGTGTCACCATGCAAATTGGTGGTGATTCTGATTATCGTCCTCTGTCTCTGGAGATCAACGGCAACCAGCCTGTCGAAGCAACAACGCTTCCAAGCCATGCAAGCGGCGTTGGAGTATCCAAGGTTACAGACAGAAAAATCAAATTCACGACAAAGGTATATCGTGATCCGAGTGCAACAATAGATCCCGAAACAGCCTTGTATAATCTCACTGAAGGCCTCACGAGTATTCAGTGGGGTGTTGGCGATCTGGTTGATATTCAGGCGAGCTATTGCCAGTTCACAAAGGTTGAGCCAAGTGAAGAGAACGGCGTTCAAACGTGGGATATTGAAGGACAGATGAACCGCAATGATTTCCTCTTGAGGATTCGCGGTGGCAACAGTTCCAGTTCGTCAAGTTCATCATCGAGTTCGTCAAGCTCAACGAGTTCCTAATATACAGATTTACCTTTTTCAGAGCGAGGGCAATGTGGTAGATTATCAGTCAAATTATGAAACTGAGAGTGGTGAAAAAGCCACTCTCAAGACGGGCGGCAAGACGCCGAAACTGGTTTTCACAGAAGAGTTTGTGGATCATTTGACGCTGAAGCTGGATGAGTTGCGAGTGTTGGAAGATAGCCAGGTGATACCGATTTCTCCAAAGCAAAAGCTGAAAAAGAAGATCGGCAAAGTTGAATACATGTTCTGGCCTCCTGTTGGCGACAAAGAGATTGAACTTGTCAACATGCAATCTGAATCTGATCTAAAGACAATCAGGATGGCTAAAGCGAATTATTTTAAGGCTGTAGAATTGCTTGAAATGGAATACACAGGCAAGAGAAAGCCGAAGAAAAAAGAGTGGCAGAATCTTATTGCACAAAAGATCGAAGAGTTGATTGATAGATCTGGAGATACAAAAGCGAGGCCGGGAGCATACGATAATGCAAACAATACTCTTGATATCGCAATGTGTGGATGGCGTGGAATCAAAAAAGATGTTAAATTGCCTGACTTCCCTGACCATCCTTCGAAGTTTCTTCCACTGAGTGTCAAGGGTGCATTGTATCACTGGTATCTCGGACAGATGAACTTACAGGCTGACGAACTAAAAAACTGATCGCGGCGACCTTGCTGAATCATGGTAAACTTGAGACTTTCAAATGCAGTCAATGTTCCAAGTCAGACCAGCAGGCAAGAGGATGTATAAGACCGATTAAAACAGGGCACGTATGGGAAATAGATGAGTGTGTAATATGTGAAGGAAAAAATGAGGACTGTCCGTATTGTGGTGGCAGGGGAAGGATTCTCGTGCGGCAATGCCCTCGCTCAGTTGCCAAGCGGTTCCAACTCCTGCCCTTTTTTCACGAATACAAAGGCTCAAACGGAATTGCATGGCCTGATGGCAGAGGGAGATTGTATCAACCATTAAAACTTGTGACGGCGTTTGATATCATGTCTCACTATTCTCACAAGATTGAGTTGCAGAAGATCAAGAACCCTGGAGGAAAATAGTGGCATCCCGACTCGAAGTAATTCTGTCAGTTGTTGATAAATCCTCAAAGGCTTTCAACAAAGTGGAAGGTCGCTTTGCTGCTTTTGGCGCTAAGGTCAAAAAGCAATTCACGGCCATGAATGCTTTGATGTCAGGCGTTGTCATAATGATTGGCAAGCGCTTGGTTGGTGCGTTTATCAGTGCAGCTTCCAAGATGGAAGTATTTGCAAATCAGCTCAAAATTGTCACAGGGAATGCCAAGCTTGCTGATAAGGCGCTTGAGGCAATCAGAGAGTTTGCGCGAACATCGCCACTTGAGACAGAAGACGTTGTTCAGTCTTTTGTTCGTATGCGTGCTGTTGGCATCGAGCCAACGATTGAGCAGATGCGCACGATCGGTGGTGTGGCCGTTCTGATGAATCGAGAAATGAGTGAGGTTCTGGATTCATTCATCGGATTGAATAAGCGGACATTGAGGAAGATGGGTGTTGAGATTGACCGTACTGGAAGCATGGCAATCATCAAGTCCGGCGATATCAGGAAGGTAGTTGAAAAAGATTCCGCTTCGATTCGCGGCGCATTGCTTGAGGTTTGGGAAGAGCGCTTTCCGAATGCAATAAAGACTGCTGCTGACACCACCGTTGCACAAACCGCAATCATGAGATCAGAGATTTTCGAATTGAGTGCAACAATCGGAGAAGAGTTGCTTCCTCAGTGGAATGACATTCTTGCTATAATAATTAAGGCAGCCGGGGCGCTTAAAAACTTTCTAAAACGCAGTGAAACGGTTACAAAGCAGAAGGTTGGTGCAATAAATCTTGGAGCTTTAATAAATGCTCAAAAGAGATTAACGGAAATAAATGCTCAAATCGAGGGATTGGCAAATTCAGCCATGGGCCTCTTCGATACTACAACAGGCCGAGTATTGAAGGAAGAGGAAATTACAGAGCTATTTGCGAAACAGGCTCGGTTTGCCGGGCTTGTCAAAAAAATCAGAGGCGAGACAATAATTGCCGCTGACGGTGGCGATCCTCTGGGCGGCTCTGGGAAACTTGGCGCAGGAGGTGAAGACACTGCTGAAGAAAAGGTTGCAAAAGCTGCTGCCAAAAGGGCTGCAATTAGAGCCGCCAAAGCTGAGGCAGAGAGGCTACGCAAAGAGCAGGAAGCTGATGCAAAGCGGATTGCTCAGAACTTAGAGACAATTAGATTGATGGAATCGACAACAGACAGAGCAAGGAAAGCTGCTTTTTTTGCAGCGCGTGACGGTGCAAATGAGCGTGTCGAAATCACAAGATCAGAGTGGGAAGAGCGGCTTGCTATTGCCCGGACAATGGGCAAGCAATGGATTTCTGAAGAAGAGATGAGACAAATTAAGGCGAATCAGATTGAAAAAGATGCAGCAAAAGACAAAAAAGATGCGATAGTAGACCTTGCAGAGGCAACGGGGCATCTATTGCTTTCAATTGGTCGAACTGCTGTTGCAAATAGCAAAAAAAGTGCTCAGGAAAAGCGGAGCATTCTGGTAGGAATGGCGATTGCAGAAGGAGCTGGAGCAGCCGTTTCAGGCTTTGCATCTGCAATGGATTCCGGTCTTCCTTATCCAGCAAACCTTATTGCAGCTCTTGCCACTGTTGTGACTGTTGCCGGGGCTATGGTTCCACAAATCTCTTCAATTAGAAATCAATCCTTCGCCCGTGGTACTGGCTTCGCTCCTGGCGGGCCGTCACTGATTGGTGAGGAAGGTGCTGAGGTCAGGGATCTTCCACGCGGAACACAGGTGATGACAAACACACAGACGCGCCAGATGATAGGTGGAGCAACTATTTCACCCACAATCATAATCCAAGGAAATGCTGATTCAACTACTGTAGGCAAGATTGAAGACACTTTCGCGAGCTTTGCAGAACAACTTATGGGTGCGAAGCGTTATGGATACCTTGACGGGGTAATATCGTGAGCAAGCCAGATTCAATCATATTCTCCAAAGGCTCTGATTCGGTTACTGTGAAAATACGAGAAAAGTATACAACGATACTTTCTCCTGCCATCAAGCATGCAATAGTTGCTCCAACTGGAGTGATCCCGTGGGACAATGGCATTGCTTTTGATGGTGGCAGAATATGCAAATGCACAGCCATTCACTCTGCATCTGAAAGCGCTTCTCTGCTGGATTTCATGAACGATGTCAACAAGGCGCGTGGTCAGACATTCACAATTACACTATCATCTGGCTCGGGGTTTTTCCCATTCGGCCCGGATCATGGCGACACTGGAGTGTTCACAGCTCGTTTGATTGTGCCACCCGTGCCAACAGGTGTCTTGGAAGAACCATATCTATACTCAGAAACAGAACTGCAATTTGTGGAAGTTACGAAGCCAGCCTATGCGTTGCCGGCTGAGATAAGTGAAGGCGATCTGGCAATTGGCACTATCTCAAATCTGAGGTTTCCACCTGCATGGTCAGATGTAGATTCTGAGTATGGATATACAACCCGACTCACAAACGATGGGACGCCAAGCACAATTGACAAGACAAGTGACTGGGATGATTACTCTGCATCGCTTCGGATGGTATGTAACCAAAGCAAAGCTGCGGCCCTGATTGATCACATGATGTCTGATGTCAGAGGTGCAGATGTGACAATCACAGCTCAAGCAAACAACTACATATTCGGTGTGGAGAATAGCGGTGCAGGTGCGTACACTTGTAAATGGATGGATGAGGTCATTGAAATACAACATGTCTCATTTGATCGGTTTCTGTTTGCTCTGAATTTCTACAGGGAGTCACAGGCATAATGGCACAGCTAGTATTTGCAGCTCGAATATACCTTAACTCTGTAGTGTCGGCGGACACTGACGTTGGCATATATGAGGTCGTGGCTGAGAATTCACAAGTGCGCTGGATTGAATCAGACATATCTGCACTATCTCCAACCGTTGCATGGAAAACAGGTGTCTTGACACGGAACCCGTTTGAGCCAATTGGCGAAAGCTACGATGGCAAGAATGGCGGGAATCTCCCTCGTGTTGGTGGCTCGAAGGTCAGGGTGGCAAATACCATTGATGTTTCAGGCACACAGACTCAGGTTGATAAAATATTTACTGATGCTGGTATTAGCTTTCAAGGCATGGTATGTGAGCTTGTCGAGTT